CTGCTGCGTCTTATGTGACCACATACAATATAACCCAAGCAAATACTTGGCAATATTTTGTATTCAATATTCCTGGTCCAACAATATCAACATGGTCAACAAATTCTTCCGGTTCTTTAGCTGTTTGGTTCGATATAGGTCAAGGTTCTTCTATTTCTGCAAGTTCTTCAACACAATTAAATTCTTGGCAAGCTGCGGATTATCGTGGTTATATTAATGCAGTACATATTGGAGACACTTCAGGCGCAACATTTCAAGTCACAGGTGTACAATTAGAACTTGGTAATCAAGCAACACCATATGAACACAGGCCTTATGGTGTTGAGTTAGCAATATGTCAAAGATATTTTTGGAATTTTAATAGTGCAACACAGGGTGGTTCATATATGAAGTTTGGTATGGGAACAAATATAAACACCACTCTTTGTAGAGCTAATTTTGTATTGCCTGTGCAAATGAGAGCAGTTCCAAATATAACATATTCAGGCGCAAGCACATTTGCTGTTAGTTGTGCCGCTGGTGATATTGCCGTATCGTCAATAAGTTTAAATCCTAATATTGGTACTAACTTAATATGCGGAGATTTTACAGTTGGCTCTGCTTCTTTGGTTTCTGGAGGCTCAGGTTGTGTTGAAGCAAATGGAACAACAGGTGCTTATATTTTAGTTAGTGCGGAGTTATAATGTATCAAACGACAATCGACCCAGTTAAAAATACTGTATATCAAAATATGGTTCTAAGAACCACCGACAACACATGGATAATATTAAATCCACTTAATAAAGAAGCGGTAAAATTTGGTTATTGGTTAAAAGCAGGTAATTTACCTACTCCTGCAGCTAATACTACATTAGATATGGGTTGGGTTGCAAATACTATTACACTTTTAACCACAAATACTCCAGTTCCCTTGTAACTAAATAGTTGGTAAGAGTATTTTTATGAGGAAAACATGGCAGCTGGATACCAGAACCTATACATCGACCAAGGAAGTTCATATTCAATCACAATCACATTAGATGATGTGTTTGGAGACATCTACGACCTAACAGGTTATACAGCCGAAAGTCAAATACGCAGGTCATATTATTCGGCCAACACATCGGCACAGTTCGCTGTCACATTAAATTCAGGTACAGGTGCACTAACCTTGTCCCTAGATTCTGCCAATTCTTCCACACTAATTTACAATCAATATGTTTACGATACCATTTTGATTGATTCGTCCAATAATGCGACCAGAATCTTAGAAGGTATTGTATATGTTTCACCATCCGTTTCGAGGTAAACTATGGGACAAGTAATTGGTACCGTAAATGTTCAGGTAGGTCCAGGTGCACAGCCTAGAGTTTCTGCAATTAACTATGGTCGTAACACATTGGCATCCGCATCAGACTTAAACCTGACTGGTGTTCAGAATGATGACGTTATTGTATATCAATCTTCCACAAAAAGTTTCGTTGTTGCTCCGGTAGGTTCAATTCTGACCTTCGTAGACGGAGGCACATACTAAGTGGCTGCCAATACAATCATTCAGATACTCCGTTCGTATTTTAATACGACTCCTCCGACACTTGGTGACGGTGAGATGGCGTATTCGTTTGTTTCCAATACACATTACATTGGAGATACAAATGGCGGAACACACAGAATCGGTGGAGAATATTACACTCAGAAAATTGAGGCGGCCACACGTAATCTGACAGCAAATACCCTTGTTTTGAGAGATGCGAATTCTTCTATTAATGTTGTTGTTGAATTTGTTGATGGTGGTGCATTTTAATAAATAAAAAATAATAATAAAAAGGTTAAAGAATGGCTAATACCAGTATTCTAATTAAAAGATCCAGTACCACAGGCACACCATCATCGTTAAAATCAGGTGAACTTGGTTACTCATACTCATCTAACACCCTGTTCTTTGGTACGGTTGGCGGTAATGGTGTGGTTAACGTTGGTGGTCAATACTATACTGCAACTCTGGATGCGGCCACTCAATCTAACACAGCATCTACTTTGGTCAGACGAGATCCAAACGGTGCCTTCTTTGGTAGATTATACGGTGATGCAAATACAGCCGATGTAATTACAAACCCACAGAATTTTGGTATCCAAGGTGGTGATATGTATGCCGCCAATGTTATCTTTAACGGTTCTGCCGGCGTCGTTTTAAATGCTTCTCTGAATACTGTTCCTGGTCTAGTTGCTGGTTATTATGGTGGTGTTACACAAGGTAACTCAATACTACCAACAATTCAAGTGGCTGCCAATGGTCGTATTATGGGTATCGCCAATACGATTGTGTCGACCAGTTTCAACATTGGTGACGGTACAACTACTAACACAATTTTCTCTGGTGCAACACTAGAACACATTGGTATTAAAGGTATTACAACAGCTGTTACAGGTAACACAGTAACATTTGGTACCGATACAACAGTCGTTCGTTCTAATACATCAACAGTTGGTACACAGACTATCGGTACTAACTTGCAAATTGCTGGTAACTTGATTGTTCAAGGTACTCAGTTCGTTATTGATACAACAACAATTCAAACTCAAGGTTCATTGATTGAGTTGGCAGCCAATAATACAACAGGTGACGTTGTTGATATCGGTTTCTATGGACAATATAACAACGGTACTGGTAACGTCATTACTGGTTTGGTCCGTGATGCAGGTAACAAGGGTTACTATCTATTCAATAACTTAAACTATACTGGTAACATTACTGGTAACGTTATTGCAAACAACTATTTCACGGCAGCCAATACATCTACATTGTATGCCAACTTGATTGCACCACAGGCCAATGCATCTTCTGCAAATATTACAACTGCACAGATTGGTACACTAACATTAACTAATCCGTTAGCAGTTACTTCTGGTGGTACAGGCCAAGGTTCATTTACAACAGGTTCAATCATTGTTGGTTCAGGTACAGGCGCACTAAGTACATTAGCAAACTCAACATTTGCAAATACTGGTACATACGGACTAAATTCTACATTGATTGGTCTACAAGTTGATGCATACGGTAGAACAATATCAGCTGCATATGCACCTATCAACGGTCTAACAGTAACTCAAGGCGGTACTGGTGTCAATACATTTGCATCAGGTCAGATGTTAATTGGTGCTGGTGCAAACCCAGTCGGTTCATTGGCCAACGTTGCACTCGCAAACACAGGTACATATGGTCTGAACAGTACATTGATTGGATTTACTGCTGATGCATGGGGTAGAGCAACAAGTGTTACATACGCACCAATTTCTGGTCTAACAGTACCACAAGGCGGTACAGGTCTAAACTCTGCAACAGTAAATGGTATCACATATGGTAACGGCACAGCCGCACTAGGTGTTACAGCAGCTGCAGGTTCTGCCGACCAAACATGGTCTAACCAGATTATGACAGTAACAAACGGTGGTGTTCCAGTATGGACAACAACTATGGACGGCGGACAGTTTTAATAATCTTTTGAATTTATAATAGGAGTTTGAGATGGATAATAAGTATAATGAAGTATATCTAGAAACAATGACAGCAACTTTAACAGAGTTGTTGTTAAGAAGTGTTACATTACAGACCAATGCACGTATGACAGACATAGCCATTGGTCAGTTAAATGAAAGAGTTTTGGAACTCGAAGAGCAAGAAAGAGAAATAGAAGATTTAAAGAAAGAAATTGCTCTTTTGAATATTGTTAAAAAAGAATATGAAGGTGCCAAACAAAGTATTGACCATGTTGATACATTTAGAAGTCAATTAGCATCAGCTAGACAAGAAAAAGAAGATGTGGTGAGAAACTATGAATCACAAATTGCCAAACTGAATGAACAAATTGCTTATTTACAATTAAGTCCTGCTAAACGCAAGAAACTTGATGAGTTGAATAATCCAACAAATACTGGCATAACAGAAGCAATAGAAGACGGCGGAGAATTCTAACGTAAATGGCAGCAATATCGAATACAACAATCCAGCTTAAAAAGTCTGGTACGCCAGGTAATATACCGGCTACCCTGAATCCAGGGGAGACGGCAATTAACTATGCCGACGGCAAACTGTATTATCTAAATGGTGTTGGTGGTATATCATACATCACCAACCAACAAACATTCTCAACAATCAACGTTAACTCTACGCTGATTCTTGCAGGTTCACCAACCGACATTCTAAGTATTACAGGTTCAAATGGCGTAACAATTACTGCCAATACCACTACTAAGACAATAAATATTGATAGTAGTGTGGACTTGACACAAGCTAATAATGCCTTAACTTTGGCACAACAAGCATACAACCAAGCCAATTCTGCTATATCTCAAGCACTAGCTTTCTCAATAGCATTAGGATAAGACATGGCGACAATAACAAATAGAACCGACTTTACAACATACTGCCTAAGAAGATTAGGTTTTCCTGTCATTGACATTAACGTTGATGATGACCAGGTACAAGACCGTATTGATGATGCATTACAATACTGGCAAGACTATCACTTTGATGGCCTACAGAAAGTGTATTGGGTGCACACAGTTACTCAAAATGATATCAATAACAAATATTTGGATTGTACAACAGCAACCGATTCAGGCAATAATTCTATAGAAATTGCTGGTATTTCTCGTATCTTTCCAATTACCGACTCTCAGGCCAACGTTAATATGTTTGACCTTAGATACCAATTAAGACTGAATGAGTTGTATGACTTTACTTCAGCATCCTATATCAACTACACATTAACTCAACAACATCTTCGTTCATTAGAGTTGCAGTTTACTGGTGAAGTTCCTATTAGATTCCAAAGACATATGCAAAGACTGTATATAGATTGGGCTTGGGGTATGGAAGAAGCACCAGTAGGTCAAGTTGTGGTATCTGAATGTTATGCGGTAATTAATCCGGACACATATGGTTTGGTATGGAATGACCGTTGGTTAAAAGAATATGCAACAGCACTTATCAAAAGAAGTTGGGGTAACAACTTAGCTAAGTTTGCTGGTCTACAATTGCCAGGTGGTGTAACTTTAGATGGTGTAAGACTACAAAAAGAAGCCAACGAAGAAATTGAAAAGTTGGAAAAAGAAATGTCCACCGAATATTTTGCACCATTAGAATGGTTTATGAACTAAGATGGCAACTAATCACTATTTTAATAACTATAACTCATTACCTGAACAAAGACTCATTGAAAACTTAATCGTTGAGTCCATTAAGGTGATGGGATTCGATACGTATTATCTACCAAATGATAATGATGCGGCTCGAGATTTGTTATATGGTGAAGATCCAGTTCGTAAATTTAGAGATGCATTTCCTATTGAGATGTACCTACAAAACTCAACAGAATATGGTGGTGAAAAAGAATTCTTCTCTAAGTTTGGACTAGAGATTAAAAACTCCGTATCAGTAGTTCTTTCTAAAAGGTCTTTCTCTCAAAGAGTACCACAAAATTCATTCCAAAGACCTCGTGAAGGTGATTTGGTTTATATTCCGTTTCTAAATGGTACTGGTGAATTGTATGAGATTAAGTTTGTTAACCAGACCAAAGACTTTTTTATGTTAGGTAGAAAGTTTCCATACTTCTATGAACTAGAAATGGAGAAATTTAAATACTCACAAGAGATACTCAATACAGGTGTGGCCGATGTAGATGCAATCGTAGCACAATCTGGTTATACTATTGATTTAAACATCAACCATGTAACAGGTAGTGGTTACTTTGACATACAGGAAATTGTGTACCAATCACCAGATAATACATTTGCAAATGCTACAGTAGAAGGCATTGTACAAGGGTTTATACCAACATCAAATACATTGACCGTATCTAATATTGCTGGAGAATTCTCTGATAATATGTTAGTCATTGGCCAAACAAGCAATGCTCAGTATTCATTAATTACATTTAATCCGTTACTCAGCAATGCAGAAACGGAAGTATATGATAATAACTATATCAGTACAAACGCTGGTGCCATTACAGATTTCTCAGAATCTAATCCGTTCGGGAGTATATAATGGCTAATACATATTATGACCGAGTTATACGCAAACTGGTTATCGGATTTGGTAACCTGTTTGATGATATTACTTTGGTTAGATACAATCCAGACAATACAGAAGCGGAACGTTTCATTGTACCTATTGCCTATGCAGCCAAAGAACTGTATGTACAACGTCTACAAGGTGATCCGAACTTAGACAAAAAAGTTCAAATGAGTTTACCAAGAATGTCGTTTGAAATGAAAGGTCTATCATACGATTCTTCTCGTAAACAAACATCAAGTATAAGAAACTTTAATGCTGTTACAAATGCAAGTGTATTGGCTCAGTACGTTCCGGTACCATATAATTTTGATTTTGATTTGAACATCTATGTGAGAAACATAGAAGATGGTACTCAGATGATTGAAAAGATTCTACCATTCTTTACACCAGATTATACAATTAAGCTTAACCTTATTCCTGAAATGGGTATTATTAAAGAAGTACCTATTATATTGAATACAGTAAATTTTGATGTTACTTATGAAGGTAATCGTGAATCAGATCCACGTATGATTGTTTGGACTCTAAACTTTACAGTCAAAGGGTTTATCTTTGGTGCTTCAAGTTCAGCAAGTTCAGGTTTAATTAAGACTTCTATTACAAATATTTACAATGATATAAGTCCTACAGATAAAGTTATTTTCAATATGGCTAATACTGGTGTAGGTATATACCAAGCCGGAGAAAAAGTATATCAAGGTTACAATCCAAGTGTGGCAACAGCTACGGGTACTGTAGTGTATTATACACAA